TCAACACCCGCTTTTTTATGATCTGTGCTAATATATACTTATGGATGCCTTCGGGGTCCACACAATCAAATCTCGCTTATTAAGGAGAAGTACAATGGGAAGCCTAATGAAGTACAATGCTGCCAATTTAAATCAGTTTCTAGATCTTATAAATAGAAACAGTATTGGTATGGAAGACTACTTTGATCGTCTCACGACGCTGCATGAGACGACAAGCAATTATCCTCCATACAACCTAGTCACGGTCAGCAACGTAGAATCGAGACTAGAACTAGCACTAGCAGGATTCAAAAAGAAAGAAGTTTATGTCTACACACAAGACGGTAAACTCTTTGTCGAAGGACAAAAAGAAGACAAAGAGACCGGAACAGAATATGTCCACCGAGGAGTGGCTCAGAGATCTTTCACCAGATCTTGGACCCTCTCAGATGAAACGGAAGTTAGATCAGTTACTTTTGAGGATGGGTTACTGAGTATTACACTTGGTAAGATTGTTCCGGAACATCATCAAAGGAAAGATTATCTATAAATAAAACTGAATATCGTCGCCGTAGACAGGGAGGTAACTGGCACAATCCAGTTTGACACCTCCCTTTTTTATTGCTATACTACTTAAAGGAATTGAATCACTATGGAAAAAAACATACAGTGCATTTTATTGAGAGATGATAAGGTTTTGATTGGTGAAGTCCAAGAACTTTTTGGAGAAATTGGAGAACCAGACTGTAAAATCATCAAACCTTTTAGAATTATTCTTGACATTAATACTGATAGTGAAACTAAGGAATATATTGAACCTTGGTTGACATTCACAAATCAAGATGAGATTCTGATTCGATCAGCAGATGTGTTGACTTTTGTGGAACCAAATGGAAAACTTATTGATGAGTATCTAGCAGCTATTGCATAATGCGTTTTTATACTAATGTTCAGATGGTCGGGGATCACTTCTTGGTCCGTGGTTATGAAAATGGTCGTCATTTCGCAACCCGAGAGAAGTTTTACCCGACTCTTTTTGTTGAGTCCAATAAAAAAACAAAATATCAAACTCTTAATGGTGAATATGTTGAATCAGTTGAGCCTGGAACTGTTCGTGATTGTCGTGAGTTTATCAAGAGATATGATGGTGTAGAAAACTTTAAAATCTATGGAAATGATCGATACATCTATCAGTATATTTCTGAGATGTATCCTGAAGAAGAGATTAAGTTTGATACTCAAAAAATCAAGATTGCCACCATCGATATTGAGGTTGCATCAGAGAATGGATTCCCTGATGTAGAATCTGCTGCCGAAGAAGTTCTTCTCATTACCATTCAAGATTATTCTACGAAACAAATTCGTACTTGGGGTAGGGGTCAGTTTCTAAATAAACAAGAGAACGTTATCTATAAAGGATTCCGTACAGAACATGAACTGTTGACGGATTTTATTAACTGGTGGATGATTGAAGGTAATACGCCCGAAGTCATTACTGGTTGGAACAGTGAACTGTACGATATTCCTTATTTGGTTCGACGTATTGATCGCATTCTTGGAGAGAAACTCATGAAGAGACTCTCTCCATGGGGACTTGTTACTGAACGTGAAATTTATATTGTAGGTAGAAAGAATATTGCATATGACATTGGTGGTGTCACTCAACTCGACTATCTGAATCTTTATAAGAAGTTTACTTATAAGGCACAGGAATCATATCGTTTGGATTATATTGCCAGTGTTGAACTTGGACAAAAGAAACTGGATCACTCTGAGTTTGATACTTTTAAGGATTTTTATACAAAAGGGTGGCAGAAGTTTGTAGAGTACAACATCATTGACGTGGAACTTGTTGACCGTATGGAAGACAAGATGAAACTAATTGAACTTGCCATTACTATGGCATATGATGCTAAGGCAAACTATGCCGATGTCTTCTCACAGGTTCGTATGTGGGATACGATTATTTACAATTATCTGAAGAAGAGGAATATTGTTATTCCTCCAAAGGAACGTTCCGACAAAGATTCCAAATATGCCGGAGCATATGTCAAAGAACCGATTCCTGGAAAGTATGATTGGGTGGTTAGTTTTGACCTTAATAGTCTGTACCCTCATCTTATCATGCAGTATAATATTTCCCCGGAGACCTTACTTGAGGAAAGGCACCCATCAGCAACAGTTGATAAAATACTTAATGAGGAACTAACATTTGAATTGTATAAGGACAATGCGGTATGTGCCAATGGTGCCATGTACCGGAAGGATGTTCGTGGGTTCTTGCCAGAACTGATGGAAAAGATCTACAAGGATCGAACCGTCTATAAAAAGAAAATGCTTCAGGCAAAACAAGATTATGAAAAAACTCCGACGAAGGCACTGGAAAAAGAAATTGCCCGATGTAATAATATCCAGATGGCACGAAAGATTCAGCTCAACTCTGCATATGGTGCTATTGGTAATCAGTATTTTAGGTATTATAAACTGGCAAATGCTGAGGCAATTACTCTCTCAGGTCAAGTTTCAATTCGATGGATTGAAAATCGTATGAACGGTTACCTAAATAAACTTTTACAAACAGAGGGTGAAGATTATGTCATCGCATCTGACACTGACTCCATCTATCTTAATATGGGACCTCTTGTTAATAAATTTTTTAGTGGTAAGTCTGGCGATAAAAACGCAATTGTTGAGATACTTGACAAGATCTGTGAAGACAAGTTGGAACCATTCATCGAACAATCTTATACGAAACTTGCGGATTACGTTCAGGCATATGAACAAAAAATGATTATGAAGCGTGAGAATATTGCGGAACGTGGTATTTGGACAGCGAAGAAGCGTTATATTCTCAACGTCTGGAACAGTGAGGGTGTTCAATATACTGAACCTAAACTGAAGATGATGGGTATTGAGGCAGTTAAATCGTCTACACCGGCACCTTGTCGTCAGATGATTAAGGACGGTCTGAAACTTATGATGAACGGAACCGAGGACGATGTTATTAAATTTATCGATGAGTGTCGTGTAAAATTCAAATCACTTCCACCAGAAGAGATTGCATTTCCTCGTTCAGTTTCTGATGTTGTGAAGTATAGATCTCATTCTGAGATCTATGCAAAGGGAACACCGATTCATTGTCGTGGGGCACTCCTTTTTAATCACTATATAAAACAACACAAGTTGACTAACAAATATTCTCTCATTAACAATGGTGAGAAAATTAAGTTTATCTACCTTAAAAAACCTAATATTATTCAGGAGAATGTGATTTCATTTATTCAGGATTTTCCTAAAGAACTTGGTCTTGACAAGTACCTTGACTATGACTTACAATTTGAAAAGAGTTTTGTAGAACCACTCAAGGCAATTCTTGATGCCATTGGATGGAGTGTTGAAAAAACTGTAAACCTTGAATTATTTTTTGCCTAATGGACTTTCTTAAAGATATTGTAAAAGAGATCGGAGATGACTACACAAAACTCGCAGCAGATATTGACGAAACTGAAACATATGTGGACACAGGTTCGTATATTTTTAACGGACTTGTTTCAGGGTCTATATTTGGTGGTGTATCTGGGAATAAGATTACTGCCATTGCTGGTGAGTCTAGCACTGGCAAAACTTTCTTTAGCCTGGCTGTCGTCAAGAACTTTTTGGATTCTAATCCTGATGGGATGTGTTTATATTTTGACACTGAAGCCGCTGTTAATAAGTCTTTACTCGCAAGTCGTGGGGTAGATCTAAATAGAACAGTAGTTGTAAATGTTGTCACAGTCGAAGAATTTCGTAGCAAGGCACTGAAGGCTGTAGACATATACTTAAAAAAACCAGAAGACGAACGCAAACCATTAATGTTTGTGTTAGACTCTTTGGGTATGCTTTCAACAGAGAAAGAAATTACTGATGCTCTAAATGAAAAACAAGTTCGGGACATGACAAAATCCCAACTCATTAAGGGTGCTTTCAGAATGCTAACATTGAAGTTGGGGCAGGCAAATATTCCTATGATTGTAACTAACCATACCTACGATGTCATCGGTTCTTACGTTCCTACTAAAGAGATGGGTGGTGGTAGCGGTCTTAAGTATGCTGCCTCTACGATCATTTATCTTAGCAAGAAAAAGGAAAAGGATGGAACAGAAGTCGTTGGAAATGTTATCAAGGCAAAGACTGCTAAGTCGCGTTTAAGTAAGGAGAATAAAGATGTGGAAATTCGTTTGTTTTATGATGAGCGTGGTCTTGATCGATATTATGGTCTTCTTGAACTCGGTGAGATTGGCGGACTTTGGAAAAATGTAGCAGGTCGTTATGAGATGAATGGTAAAAAAGTCTATGCCAAACAGATTCTTAAGGAACCCGAAACATACTTTACCGAAGATGTAATGAAACAGCTAGATACAATAGCAAAACAGGAGTTCAGTTATGGAAAATAAGAAGAGAAGATTTAAAGAAACTGATAAGGGAGAAGAATTTATTAAAAAAAGAATGACTCTTATTACCGAACCTGAAAGTGATTATTATTTGAATAAATGGAAAGAATTGAAACAACGATCCTAAGAAACCTTGTATTTGATGAAGACTATGCACGAAAGGTAATTCCTTTTATACAACCAGATTTTTTTGAAGTTAGTACAGAAAAAACTATTTTTCAAGAGATAGTTCATTTTATTGTTAAGTATAATTCTAATATTACTTTAGAAGCACTTCAAATTGAAATAGAAAATAGAACTGATTTAACCGAAGAAGAAATCAAGCAGTCTAGAGAGATTGTAATCTCCCTACATAGTTCTTTGGTGGATGCTCAGTGGTTGTTAGATACAACTGAGAAATGGTGCCGTGACCGAGCCATCTATCTGGCACTTATGGAATCTATTCATATTGCAGATGGTGATGATGAGAAAAAGAATCGGGATGCTATTCCTAGTATTCTCTCTGAGGCACTTGCTGTTTCTTTTGATAACCACATTGGACATGATTACCTACAAGATTATGAAGAACGCTACGAATCGTATCACCGTAAGGAGAATAAAATTGAATTCGATCTCGAATATTTCAACAAAATCACGAAAGGTGGTTTACCTAACAAGACTCTTAACATCGCGCTTGCTGGTACAGGTGTCGGCAAGTCTTTATTCATGTGCCACGTTGCTAGCTCCGTGTTGCTCCAAGGACGGAACGTTCTCTATATTACAATGGAGATGGCAGAAGAGAAGATTGCTGAACGAATTGACGCCAACCTTCTCAACGTCCCGATCCAAGACCTGACAGAACTTCCTAGGTCATCATTTGAAAATAAAGTCACCAAACTGGCAGAAAAAACTCAAGGGTCTCTTATAATTAAAGAGTATCCTACTGCTTCTGCACATAGTGGACATTTTAAGGCACTTCTTAATGAACTTGCACTTAAGAAGTCATTTAGACCTGACATTATTTTCATTGATTACCTTAATATATGTGCTTCCTCGCGGTATAAGTCTGGTGTTTCTGTCAATTCATATAGCTATATTAAGGCTATTGCAGAAGAGCTTAGAGGATTGGCTGTCGAAGCAAACGTCCCTATCGTATCTGCCACGCAGACCACTCGTTCTGGTTATGGTAGCAGTGATGTTGACATTACTGACACTAGTGAGTCCTTTGGTCTCCCTGCTACTGCTGATCTTATGTTTGCCCTTATTAGCACAGAGGAGTTGGAACAGTTGGGACAGATTATGGTAAAACAACTGAAAAATCGATACAATGATCCTACAGTGTTCAAGAGATTTATTGTTGGTATTGACCGTGCTAAGATGCGTCTTTATGACTGTGAACAAAAAGCACAGGACGATATTCTTGACAATGGACAAGAAGAAGAGTATAATGACGAAGATAAACCAAAAAAGTCTTTTGAGGGGTTTAAGTTTTAATGACTGTTGACACTAAAAAGTATCTTGAATTTGTAAAGGGAGTCACTAGTGCTCCTAGTTTGGATCCCAAAATTCTTGAGGCACGTTTGAGAGAACTCGATGCTAATGATTGCAATGTGACACAACTCATGACTGCCGCACTTGGTTTGACTGCAGAATCTGGTGAGTTCACTGAAGTCGTAAAGAAAATCTTCCTGCAAGGTAAACCTTATAATGAAGATAATGTCTTTCACATGAAGCGTGAACTAGGTGACATCTGTTGGTATCTGGCACAGGCATGTATGGCACTTGATACTACCTTTGATGAAGTGATTGAGATGAATGTTGAAAAACTTGAGTCTAGATATCCTGGTGGTAGTTTTGATGTCCATCATTCAGAAAATCGTAAGGAGGGAGACTTATGACTAAAAAAGAATTTGTAAATAGTAAGGGAGAAACTTGGGAGTATGAAGAAACTGAGGAGATGCGTAAGGCAGTAGAAAGACTACATCAAACTATTCGTGAACTTGAAAAAAAAGCACCTGATTATGGAGTTGGTAAGTGATAGAAAAAATAACTCCTGAAACTTACGAAAAAATGAATAAGGAGTTTGAAGAAGACGATATCAATTTTAGAATAAATGTTCCTACTCAAGAACAAATTGACAAATGGCAATCTGAACCAAAACCATATTTTGAACCACCACCAGCAAGAGATTTAGTTGCTGAAATGTTGGAAGAACATAACAAAAAACAGGAGAATCATGAAACTACTAACACTTGAAGATTATCAAAAAGCAGGAGAAACTTTCTGGCCTAAGTACTGGTATGTTGCCAAAGAACTTGGTGAAGGTGCAAAAGCAGAAGACATCTTGAGAGTTATGGAAGCTGTCGGTGGTGTTGCTCTCAAGTTTGCACTGGAAGAAAAGGAAGGTCCATTTGGATTTAATAAAAAGGAAGAAGACACTAATGAATGAGCATCCTGAAATTTCTCAATATGAATGGATTGATGACTGTTTCCGTGTATGGAAAACAAGATTCGGTTTGTGGTCAAGTGAAACTAAACAGGGTCGTTTGATGCTTACTGGTCTTACAAAAGACGCAGTTGTCACTATGACTCGATGGCATCTCAAATGTGAACAAGAAGGAACTCTTCATTTATATACTAGAGTTGTCGGAAATGCTTTTGTCGGAGGAAAACTCTGACTTTTTTGCCAACTTAGCTCAGCTGGATAGAGCAGGGTTTTTGTAAAGCTCAGGTCAACGGTTCAAGTCCGTTAGTTGGCTTATAGAGGATAAATAAAAATAAAAGTCTGATGGCAAATAAAGGACTTCAATTTGAACATGCTGTAATGTATGTTGCTACATCTAGAATAATTGGTAGGGAGAGAAGTAATCAATCTGATTTTGAAGATGCTGCTAAAAGGTGGGATTCTATACCTAATGATATAAAGACGACTGCAGAAAAAATTGTTATGGATATGGCACCCATTAATGCTGATTCCAGACAAAATTATTTTAAATCATTTAAAAAGATGAGTGGAGGTGGAGAAGAACCTAAAACGGATATATTATTTTTTGTTGAAAACAAAAAGTATAAATGTTCAATGAAGTGGGGGAAATCTTATCAATTAACA